CACTTGGATTAGATTAACTCAATCAGGTCGAAAACTACAAAAACTGTTTATTGGTTCTAGTAGTGATTGGAAAGATAAACCAAGAACTCTAATTGACCGAACAGTTAAATCAGCAATGTCAGGGGGTATATATGACTAAGTATAAGTTGAAACCACACCTGAAAACTTACATACAAGAAAAGTGTCCGCAAGGTATTACTTTAATTAAGGATACAAATTTGTATGTCAAAGTAAGTAAGACAATAAATGGTAAACCTGAAGACTTAACTAAATCTATAAGAATGGGTTTAGCTAAAAGTATGAATGATGCAGAAGTTAAAGAAGCATTTAATGCAACTTTATCTGAAGCATTAAATATACAAAGGCAGTTCAAGGAACAAATAAACAATCCTAACTTTACATCTTTTCGTCAAGTTCAAGCAGTTGGTGTTGGAACTTTACAGGGTGTCTTTGATATGATGTTTGTATCAGAGTGGGGTCAAAAAAGTGATAAGCAACAATATCTTGTAAGAAATTTTTTTAATGACTTAAAAGAATATTTTGGTGCTGATAAAAGATTAAGTACTTTTACCTCAGAACAAATAGATGGTTTTCCTAACAAAGCTACAGGTGAACTTGAAGATGGCTTTAAGCAATGGGTTGCTAGAAAGATAGCTGAACGACCTAAGAATATGACAGGTACAGTAAGTCATAATTCTATTAACAAAAGGCTAGGAGTGTTAAGAAGTATTTGGAGATATGCTTTAAGTAAAAGATTGCTTTCCAATGACCAATTAATAAATCCTGACCCAAGAGTTAAAAACATGGGTATCGTTGATTTACCAAGAGGTGAAACTAAACGTAAACCTGCTTTTAAATTATTTGAACAAGAACAATTCTTGGCAGTAATTAAAAAGTCTGGTGATGAGTTTTGGTATGACCATTGGGCTTGGGCTTTTGATACTGGTATGAGACATGATGGTGAACTTGATAAGTTTACAATCGACAATGTTGATTTCGGTAGAAAAGAAATCATCTTTTGGAGAAACAAAACTGATGGTTGGAGTACTGCTATGCCTTTGACACCTAGATGTTTAGAGATTGCTAAACGTAGATTAAAAGATGCACAGGGCAGAGCCGACAGACGTGTGTTTGCTACAACAGCAGGGTCAAGAAGAAATAACTGGGAGAAGTATATTCGTATGTGTAATTTCCATAAACACTTTACGCCATACGTCACAAGACATACTTACATAACACTACTTGCAGAAGCAGGTGTTAATCAAAAGACAGTTATGGAATTAGCAGGTCATTCTTGTATTGAAACAACATTGACTTACTATACTAAATCAACAAGCAAAACGCTTAATGATGCAATTATGTCTTTACATAATGCTAGAGAAAAATTACTAGAAAGTAATAATGATAGTATTGACGTAGAAGCTATGAATGGTCATAACAGCAGAAAGGCGTTGAAATAAAAATGAAGTGTGCTACTTATTCGCTAATTAATCGTGGGGCGATGGCGGAATTGGTAGACGCGTCAGTCTTAGGAACTGATATGTTCGCATGTGTAGGTTCGAGTCCTATTCGCCCTACCATAGACAAAAGTGTCTACTGTACTGTCTACGATAGAACAGTTTTGTCTACGATTAAAAAAAAGAAAGGTGTGGTACAAAAGGAAAATCTTCGAGACGTTGGTCTTAGGAAGAACCACACTTTTCATCTCAACAACACTTGTGCAAATTATTCTTTAAGCACTAGGTGTTTTCTTAAATTAACTTCATCAACACTTGTGTGGTGGTCTTGTAGACGATTTACAAAAACCACTCGTAGACGCACACCTGTGTTGGTATCAAATAAGGAGATGTTCTCACAATGTCCGCAGAAACTCACAAGACACCACTACAGCTACAATTAGAAGAATTAGTCAAAGTTGGAGTAGGTGGTAAATACAAAGATAAGGCTAATTACATTAAAGTTATACAAGAAGAACTAGAGCATGAAGAAGCTATGCTTAGAGGTGGTTCAAATAGGTATAATAAGACTGTTGTAGATGCAAAAGCTAAAGGTCAGGAAAGTACGACTTTATATGGCTTAGTATTACAGCAGAAATACATAACTGATGTATCAGATATGATTAATGAAGATGTCAGGTTGATGTCTTCTGGTAAAGCAGGAAATCACCAAACTGCACTTAAAATTATATGTCAATGTCTTCCATCTACAGCTTTTGACAAGGGTGTCTTTTTAGATAACAGACCTAGTATATGGGATACTTGTTCATTGATTATATTGAAGAATGTAATTGATGGTATTTCTGATGAAATAACTATTAATAAACTATCTATTCAAATTGCTACTGGATTAATGCAGGAAGCAAGGATTACTCAATTCAAAGAGCAGAACAAAGAAAGCTACAATAAAACTGCTAGGAAACTTGCAGGTAAAAACATTCCACAAAACGCAAATAGGTATCAATATAAATCTAGAGTTTGGACTTATATGATGAATAAAAATGACCTTAGATTTGACGATTGGACTAATGTTGAAAAGCTACACTTAGGTGTAAAGATGATTAGCTACCTAGAGAAACTAGGATTAGTTAAACATCAAAATAGAAAGCATAGGAAAGATAAGACTATTACCTATGTAGAAGCTACACCTAAAATCATAGAAGAAATTAGGAACTTCAACATCAAGAACGAACTATTGTTTCCCAAGTTTTTAATGATGGTCGCACCACCAAGAGATTGGTCGTCACCATTTACAGGCGGATACTATGGCAAAAGATTTAACAAAGAAAATAACCCAGAGGAGATAGCAAATGCACTACAATTTCATAAAGCAAAGCAATAAAAGATATTTAGAAGAACTTAACAACAGGTGGCATGAGTTTCCTGTAGTTAGCAATGCAGTCAATATAATGCAGAGAACTGAATGGGTTATAAATAGACCTGTATTCGATGTATTAGATGCTTGTGTAAAGAATAGTTTTGCTCTTGGTAAACTACCAATTAATCCTGAAGATATACCACTTCCACCTAAACCATTTGATATAGCTACAAACAAAGAAGCTAAGACTAAATGGAAAAGAGAAGCATCAAATGTCTACAAGGAAAGAGCAAAGGCCAAATCTAAATTTATTCAGGTAAGACAGATACAAGAAGAAGCTAAATTATTTCTAGATATTGGTTTCTGGTATCCTTATCAATTAGACTTTAGAGGTAGGATATATCCTAAAAGTCCTATGCTCTCACCACAAAGTGCTGACTATGCAAGAGCATTACTTAAATTTAAGTTTGGTAAACCAATGGCAACTGAAGAAGCATTTAATAACTTTGCTGTAGCAGGTGCAGGTTTATTTGGTGAAACTGATAAAGAAGAATTAGCTATAAGAAGACAATGGGTAATTGATAATGCAGATAAAATAATTAGTACTGCTAACAATCCATTGACTGATACCTTTTGGTGTGAAGCTGATAAACCATTTAGTTTCTTAGCATGGTGCATTGAGTATAGAGACTTTGCTAATACAGACTTTGACCCAAAGTTTATAACTACATTACCAATACATTCTGATTGTTCTAATTCTGGCCTACAACATTACTCAGCAATGATGAGAGATGAAGTAGGTGGTAAAGCAACTAATCTTGTACCATCTAATAAACCTAATGATGTCTATGGTATTGTTGCTGAAAAAGTTATTGAAAGACTTAAAGAAAGTTCAGACCCACTAGCTAAGAAATGGTTAGATTATGGAATAGACAGAAAGATATGTAAGAAACCTGTCATGTGTTTACCTTATAGTTTAACTCAATATTCCTGTAGGCAATACATACAAGACCATGTTGAAAAAGAATTAGTTGAACGTAATAAACAACATGAGTTTGGTGATGATTTATTTAAGTCTACTCATTGGTTAACAGCTATAGTTTGGAAAAGTATTAATGATGTAATCGTTGGTGCTAAAGATATTATGAAGTTTTTAAAAGATGTAGCTAAATTAGTTGCTAATGAAAACTTACCTGTAGCTTGGACTTCACCATTAGGTTTACCAATCTTTATGAGTTCTTATAAAAAAGAAAGTAAAAGAGTTAAGACTAAAATGGGTGATAGTATTATTAAACTTTCAGTAAGTAGTGAGACTGATGAAATAGATAGACGTAAAGTACAACAATCTATATGTCCAAATCTTATTCATCAATTAGACTCATCGGTATTAAGTTTATCAGTAGTCAAAGGTTCTGAACTTGGAATAGATAACTTTAGTTTAATACATGACAGCTTTGGTGTACTTGCACCTGATGCAGATAAAATGTCTTTAGCATTGCGTGAAGCATTTTGTGAAATATATAGCAAAGATGTATTAGCTAATTGGGCAATGGAAATGAAACAAATGTTATC